TCTCAGCTATTATCTTTATGCCTTCCCAGAGGTTCACGAGGAATGTCTTTATGGCGTTCCACACTGCGGAGAAAACGGCCTTCACGGCGTCCAGCCAAAACTCGAAGTAGGCCTTTATGCCGTCCCATATCGCCTTGGCGACCAGGACTATGGCGTTCCAGACTCCGGTGATGGCGGACTTGATCGCGTTCCAAACCGCGGAGAAGACCGCCGCGATGGCGTCGAGTATCGAGCCGAAGAAATTCTTGATGCCCTCCCATATCGCCTTGGCGACCAGGGATATCGCCTCCCAGACCGCCTTGGCGTAGCTCTTGATCGTCTCCCAGACGAGGACGAATATCGCCTTGATCGCGTCCCAGATGCCGCCGAAGATGGCCTTGATACCGTTCCAGACCTTCGACCAGTCCCCGCTGAAGATCCCGGCGAAGACGTCCCAGATCCCCTTGATGATTTTGAAGGCGGCCTCGATGATGTTCCAGATCGCGGTGAAAACGGCCTTGATCTGGTTGAAGATGGTCTTTCCGAAGCGGTCCCAGAGCTCGATTATTATCTCGACCGCCACGGAGATGGCGTTCTTGATACCGTTGAAGACATTGACTATCGTGTCGTGCGCGTTCTTGAAGGGCCCCTCGCCGGCCTTGAGCTTGCTTATGAACTCGCCCACCCACAGGGCGGCCTTGGTGAGGACGTCTATGCACCACTTGAAGGCGATTATCAGGGCCTTCCCTATCGGCTCGATGACGAGCTCCACGTTGTGCTTCAGGAGCTTGAACTTCTCGCCCATGGTCAGCGTGCGGTTGGCGACGTCATTGATGGTAGGGGCGCCCTTCTGCATGGAGGCCATGAAGTCGTCGACGTTTAGCTTGCCCTCTCGGATGGGCCCCACCAGCTTGCCCGCCATCCTCGCGCCGAAGAGCTCGATCGCTATCTGGAGGGCCTCGGTCTCGGTCTTCGCCCCCTTGATGGCGTCCATCATCTTGGGGAACTCTTCCCGGGGATCCTTTCCCGCCTTCGCCAGTTTCCCCAGGCTCATCTTCATCCCATTGAAGACGCCGTTGGCGTCGATGCCCTCCTTTGCCATCTGCCCGGTGAAGGCCGCGGTCTTCTCGAAGGACCACCCGAGCATCTGGGTAACGGGCGCGGCGGTCCTGGTTGACTCCATGAGTGAGTTGATGTTTGCGCCCGTCTTGGCTGAGACGCCGTAGAAGTAGTCGAGGGCCTTGCTCTGGTCCTTTGTGGCGATGTTCCAGACGTTAAAGGCCCCGGTGGCCGAGTCCACGAGGGGCTTCACGTCCGATCCGGTGATGCGGGCGAGGTTGAGGAGCTTGGCCGTCATGTCCTCGAGGGGCTTGCCTATCTCGCCCGTCCTTTGGCGGACAAGGGACATGGCCTCGCCGACGTCCTTGGCTTCATTAGGGACCTGGGAGAACACCCTTCTGTAATCCTTGCCCAGTTGATCTAGCGTCGGGCCGACCTCGCCCGTGCGCTGCTTGATGACCTTCATCCCGGCCCCGATGTCCTTGGCGGCGTCAACGGCGAAGATGCCGATGGCCACCCCCGCGGCCGCGAAGGCCGTCCCGATTATTCCCCCGGCGCTCAAGAATGTGCCGCTGAGCTTCCCGAGCATGGGGCTGATGCCGGCAAGGCTCGAGGCGAGGGCGGAGGTGTCTCCCCCGACTCCCACCATCAGTTTTTCTAGCGGCTCACCCATTCTCAATCACCTTTCCGCCGAGCGCGGAGTTGATGGCCTCGACTATCGTTAGCATGTCCTCGGGGGTCTGCTCCCTCACCTTCTGGGCCCGCGAGATCATGAAGTCCTCGATCTCGTAAGGCTTCCTGCGTTTGGTTTCATCACGGAACGCGTTGGCGAGGATGCAGGCTATCTGGGCGGAGCGGAAGTCCAGAACCTCCTCGTGGGAGAGATACTGCTTGCAGAGGGCTTCATGCTCTATCGGGGCGAAATCCCAGAACTCTTCCTCGGGAATCCCCAGGTCGTATCGCGCTACGGCCCACAGGCTCAGCCAGTCGATGCCTCCTGGTCTTTTGGGACTTCGCCCTCCTCGGGCGTGGATAAGCTGATAAGGGAAAGCAGAGCCTCTGTATACCGCTTAATGTGCCCGACGTGGAACAGGTCATCGGCCTGCTCCTGAGTGAGGTCCGGGTCCTCCACCCTGATGGTCAGGTACAGGAGGGTCGCGACCTCATCAAACGTCATATTCTCGTCCACGTCGGTGATCGCCTTGCCCGTGAGCTCGTTGAACTTCTTTGCCACGCCGAACGTGAACTGCATGTGCCTTGTCCTGTCGAGTTCTATCTCGACCTTTGGCGCGTTCTCTCCCATTTCTCCCCCTTATGCCGCTGCCCTCGCCAGGTACAGCGTGTAGACCTTGGCCGTCTTTCCGGTTTCCTTGACGCTGATCGTCGCCTCTATCACCGTACCAGGATCCCCTAGGATGATGGCGGTGGAGTCATGCCCGGTCTCGACGACCTGCGAGACGCCGTTCGCGGTTATCGTTATGACACCCGCCGCCGCGGTGGGCGTGATTACGATCTCCGTCTCCCCGGTCGGGATGTCCACAACGTAAGTGTAGACTGCGCCCGCGGGTGCCGGAACAATGTCCCCAACGTCGACCGAGAACCACGGTGTCGTGAGTCCTGTTGACGCAGTTATCGAGAGTAGCGGCTGTCCGGTGATCTCGAGCTCGGCTTCGAAGTCCATCGTCCCGTCGGCTTTCATCTCACCGATGGCCCACTTCTTCACCAGGGCGAAGAAGGTGAACGTCGCGGCTATGGCCGGCGGAAATGTGATTGAGAATTTCTGGGGTAGCCTGGCCTCCAGGTCTGTCTCCAGACCCCTCTGCCCGTCCGCGTCTCCGGCTATGAAGTTGCCCTTCATCGGGACGGACCCGGCGTCCAGGAGAGTTGCTACCTTCTCCCTGAATGCCCCTTCCGACTCGTGGGACGTAACGTCCGCGAGGTCGGAGGTTATCTCTATCCCGCCGATAGAGTTCAGCTCGGCGACGGGGTGTCCAGCGCCATTGATCCCTCTCTTGAGTATTACCCCGTATGCTGCTATTGCTTCCGTTACTGGCATTTTTCCTCCTTTGTCTCTCCATTAAAAAAGCCCCGCGAATTGCGGGGCCTTCCCGTCGGTAGCTTGTTGTTTTACTCCTCGAATGCCACCATGAAATCCAGGGGCGCGTGATATATGTTAGTCGCAGGCTCGTACATGTCTATGTCCCCAATACAAAAAGCTCGGTGGACGTAGGTGGCTCCCATCATCCCCTTGTATCCCTCCAGGATGTCCCTCACCTCGCTCGCGATCTCCCGGACGTCGCCGTGTTTCACAGCCCAACAAGAAACCTGAAAACGACATTCCGTGTAGTGCGAGAACCCCTCGTGAGAGTAGAGGGGGACCGTCGATATCCTCTGGAATGTCACGGCCGGGAGAATGCAGCCCTGGGGGAGCTTCATCGAGTAGACTCTCCCCGAGACAAGACTGACATTATCAGCAAGGTATTTTCTTATGGCCTTCTCCATTACAGACCCCTCAGAACGGCCGCGATCTCATTTATGATCTTTTCCTTATTCTGGTCGAGCGCCGGTCTCAGGTACGGCCTGGCCGGTATCTGGACTGATGACACGCTATGCCATTCCCCGTCGTCCGTCTGGAAGACAAGGTATCCGCTCTTGGACTCTATTGTACCCCCGAACTCGTGGATTGCGGCGTATTCCAGGTTTGTTCCTACGGCCACTACTACTCTCTCGTGACTCTTCTCGACCGTCTCGTGGTGTATAGACCGCTTGAGGGTCCCCGTCTTGTACGGGGCCTTGTTCTTGGCCTCATTCTCAACCAGCAGCGCCCCGGCGGTCACGGCGGCCTCTAGTTTGTCGGCGTACTCGCCGGTCTTCTGCTCGAGCTTTTTTATGAGGGATGATGCCCCGTACAGATTTAGAAAGCTACTCATCTCACCACTTCGCAGGAAAGCCGTGTGGTCTTCTGGTGGCTGTCGTGCTCGACCAGTAGGATGTCCAGGGTCAGGCCCCCGATGACGGCCTGCATCTTCTCTGTTATCAGAGGGTAGTAACCGGCGAGGGTCACGCGGTGCGTCGCCGGTACATAGGTCATGTCCGGCCTCTTGACCTCATTCCGACCAGCCGGCGCGATAGCGCAGGGGATGTCCTCGTACTTCGGGTCCCAATCCTTCACCTCGTCCCCGTAGTCGTCGAACGAGTCGTCCGAGACCTCAATCGTGCACTTAGACGGGAAGAAGTCATGGAGGCTCTCGAGCAGTTTCGGGTGTATAAGGCTCATTCCCTCATCGCGTCCTTGATGATCTTCTCCCGCAGGCTGAACACGTCCACCGGGTTCTCGGCGTAGTCAACTGTCAGCTCATCCGCCTCCTCATCGGCGGCCTGCTTTCTCAGGGAGTCGGCATGGACCCTCAACTCCTTGGCCTCCGACGGTCCGTCGGTTTTAAGGTCGAGGAGTGAAATTCGCTTCTGGACCAGGATCTCATTGTCGGCGATCGTGTCCAGGGCCATCGCGGCGGCCGTCAGAATACCGTCATTGAGCTCTAGGAACGCGGTGATCTCCTCGTCGATGAATATCACGTTTGC